TTGTGGGTTGTATATACTCCCCCCAAAAAAGAGGGGGGGGGGCCCCCCCCCCCCCCCGATTACATTACGCTGCCGGTGTCGTTTTGGTTACCGGCTTTCCATCAAAGCGAATTTCAAAGGAAATTGCACTGTCATCCGTCGAAGCGCCCGACCATTCCTGGATATTGCAGATCGTACAGTCACAAGTCAGCTCCACCGTCGCCCCCTCGGCGTTGGTGTAACTGATTTGGAAAGATGACTGCCGTTCCGTATCAAGGGCGTATTTCGTCCCGAAGATATAATCCTGCGTCTGGTCTCCCATTACGCGGCGGCCCGTAAGCGTGAATGCCGGGGCCATGCCCGTGACGTGGTTCCGTGCAAAGCCATCATCCGAAAGAAAAAAGTATTGCTGCACCACTTCGTTCAGGGCTTCCGCAATGTTATCAATCCCGTTTGCCAACTCCGCATACGTCCAGGTTACAGAAGGCGATTCCGTTTTGGAAACGCCGATCTTGGCCGTCAAGTTATACATGGTCATAAGACCGTATGCTGCCATTTTTAACTCCCCCTTACATAAAATTTGACCCTAAGGCTTGATCCATAGAGCCACTCTTTGTTTTCTTCGCGCCCCAAATATGATGGAGCGCCCAGCGTTGATATGTCCGTGATTTGAAAGTTTTCCGCCGCCGGATATTCCTTTCGCATAGATAATCCCGTGTGAATCGCGCCCAGCCCATCCAATACGGTTTTCTGGTCGCTGTGCTTCCCATTCAAAACCGCCGTCATTTCCACTGCCGCGAGCTTATTAAAGAAGGGATTATATGCCGAGGATGCCCACGCAGCCGAAATTCCGTCGTCCGGCGGCATCGCCCCGATGATAACGGGAGCATATGGGTTCATGCTGTTCATCAGGTCAATCACTGCCTGCAAAACATCTGTATAAACGCTCATTTCTTCGACATCATCCCCTTTGTAAAAGCGTTCTGCGCGATCTGGTCAAGCTCTTTCTTATATGTCTTTACGCCTTTTTCGGCCCACATCAGAGAGGCTTGCGGGTTTTTATCCTTGGAGGGCTGCCCGGTATAGTAGACCTTTTTCGCATAAGGCGTGTCCCATACGGCCACGCCATCCCGCGGCCTGCTCTTTATCAGCGCGCTGTCCTTAAGCGTCCCCTGATCTTCACGCACAAAAATATTGCCGTATTCCACGACTGCTTCGGTCACGGCAATGGTGGCAAGTTCTGTTCCCGCCTCGATTTTCGCGCGAATCCGAGGCATATTTCGCGTGATTTTGACTGCCATTATACAAGCCCCAGTTCAATATGATGCACGCGAACCGCCGGATAGTCCGGCACGGGATCCACCGTCAGCACCTCATAATCACCATACCTTTGTCCTTTCCGGTTATATATCTCGCAGCGCAGCGGTTTACCGGCCTTTTGCGACTGCTCTGCCAGACTGTCATAGTCCAGCACCGGGCGGGACAGTTTCCCATCAATAAAAAGCACCGAGCGCAATACAACCTCGGTGTTTTCCTTTGTTTTTTTGACTTCGTTTGTGTTTTGCAGATGAACGTTTTTTACCGTGTAGGTTTCCCATTGCGGTTTCTGCCACGCGTCCATTCCCGTGCAGACCTTTATGTCCGCTATATCCCCCAAAATGGATTTAGGTATCGGTCTGAGCATACATGCACCCCCCTGAACATCAGGCCCGTTTGTTCCAGCAATGATTTTGCCAGCGGGCTTATCATAAGCTGCGCGCCCGTCATATTCCCGCTGGAAGAACCGCCGCCGGAGACAGAAACCTTTCCAACGGTAAAGGATTGCCCGGTCTGCCCGGTCAATACGGTTTCCATGCCCAGCTCCGAGTAATATAGCACCTGCGCCGCCGCGGCCTTTTTCACAAGTTCCTGCACCCAGGGGGCAAGGGCGGCAATACCCCCGCCCCGCGGGATTCGGAATTGCGTGATCGTATCGATCTGGTCAGACGCAAGACCGGCGTACACGGGAAATTCCTCCTCGGTTATGATGGGCGTGCCATAAATCGCAACATATTCATCATAGGTTATGTACGCCATCGCATCTTCCCTCAGACACCGACAACAGCCGTTGCAGAACCGGCGGCAGTTGCGATATTGCCTTTTGTCGTGTTGACAAGAGCCACGGTAATCACCTGCGAGGCCGCCGTAGTGAAGGAATCGCCATTCTGCACGGGCGTCCATCCGGAAGTCAATGCTTCGCCATAATCCGGCAAATCCGCCGCTGCCGCAGATTTAGCCACATAGGCCATGCCATACGGCGCAGGAGCTAAACCGTTGATGATAGTGTGGGTCGCATCTGCGCCTGCGCTGGTAGTGAATGTAATCGTGTCAAGCGTAGGCAGAGAGGCAATATTGGCAAAGATGCCGGGGAGGCGCTGATTCAATGCGAACACATCGTAGTAATACCGCTCATAATAGAGCCACTTGCCTTTTGTGGCCGCCGTGGGCGACGACATCATAGACGTTTCATATACCACGGGAGCGGCAATAGCCAGCGGATCAAACATAAGCAGATTGATCTGCTTTGCGCCCGTGCCAGCCGTCCAGCCCAGAGTAAAGTCATAGTCCGACAGCATCATATCGGAAGGAACCTCCTGGATGACAACGCCGTCCAGCTTGCCCACATTCCGGTCAATGTTCCGGATGCCCGTATCCGCTTCAACAAACCGGGTAATTCCCGCCGCTTCCTTCAACAGCTTATACGCATCCGGGGTCATCTTTGCCCGGATACGGTCGCGGGGCACGCGCTGGTTCACCATATAGGCAAGGTAAGTATCCCAGGTGGCCAGGATATTGTCCGCCGTAAGCGCCGTTGCGTCTACCGACCCAAAATCAGAGGCAGCCAATGCCAGCTTAGAGGCCGCATAAGCGTCCATTTCCGGCACTTTCTGGAACTCGTTAAAGGTCTTTGTGATGTTTGCAATGTTAACAATCGGATCCTCCCGCATGTCCATGGGGTCGACAAGCGTATCCCATTCCCTGTCCATGCGCATAGTCAAAACCTGCTGTTTGGTATTGAAATTCCGTGTGAAAACACCCGTAATCTGGTCGCGATCTACGGCCCGCGCCCCGCTGACTTCCATGCTCTGAACGGCCACAGCGTTGCCGGAAATGGGCTTATATGTGGCACTGTTCGGGCTGCCGTACAAGTCGGAAAAATACGACCAATACGGATAAGCATTAGCCATCGCTTTGCTATACTCGGTTGCATAGTTTAAATCTAGTTGTGTAAAAGCCATTTTTATTCATCCTTTCATTTTTTGCTTAGTCCCCACACGTCCTCAAAACTTGTGGGCTTTTGCCCACCGGGCATCTGCCCTTTGACTTGTGCGCCAAATTGCGGGCCGGTTGATGCGGGCGGCGGGGTCTGCATGTCAAAATATTCTTCGTACTGTTCCCGGATCGCGTCGAGCTGGTCCGCAGCGGGTTTCCCTTCTTCCAATAGGGAATAGACGCTATCAAGAAATTTTTCCTTCACTCCGCTCTTTTTCAGTTCTGCGGATACCTCGATTTTTTTCTTGTAGTTCTCATAGTCCTGCTGCAACGCCTTATAGTCGTCGCTCTCCTTAATGTTCGGTGCGGGAGCGTTTTTCTTCGCATCCGCTACTGCTGCGTCAATCTGCGTCTGTACGTCTGCTTTGGGAACAAAGTCCGCCATGCTGGTACCATGCAGGGCCATCACCTTTTCCACTTGTTCTTCCGTAAGACCATATGACGACAGCGATCTTCTTGTAAATGCCATAAACTTATACATCCTTTCCTTTAACGCCCAAGAACGACGGGCGGATTGCAGCGCAGTTTAACGCCATACTGCGGGGGCGAAATAGGTATAAAAAAAAGCACCCTGCAAAACAAGATGCTTTTTTCAGCGTATTGCCTTCTTTCTCCGGCTGAAGCAGAATGCCCGGCCAAAGATGTTGATCCGCAGCCATGCTTCTGCATAGCGAACACCGTTTTCGGTATATTGGGTAATGTAGTGGTGCACGCCAGTCCTCCTTCCCTCCTTAGTCATCATCTTCCTCGAAAGAGGATCGGGGGTCTTTTCTGCCAATTCCCTCCCCCAGCATTCGGGCGATCTTATAATCGGCTTCCTTGTTCCAGTAGTATTCGTACTCTTGCAGCTTATTTTGAACGCTTGCCGGAACTTCTTTTTCCGCCGCCTGCATCATTCCGGAAATACTACGCATAATCTCCCGGGCAGTGCCAAACGTTTCTTTGCAGTCGCGCGGCTGAATGTCAAGCAGCTCATTCCCAAACGCTAAGACAGCGTCCTTAATTCCAGGTTCCTCATAGCCCAGCGCCATGCCAACCTCTGTCAGATCGTCGCACTGGTCGGAAATCTGCTCGCCCCATTCGTCCAGTTCTTCATGGTTTTCAAACCACGCATTGTCACCCGAGAGATGTCGGTGCAGCGTCCCGAAATTGTGGATTTGGATTTTTAAAAACATAATCAACCGTTGAAATTCATTCATCCGTTTTCACCTTCTTTCGGGGCGCCCTTTTGGGCTGCGGTTTCGTGTTGATGTGATTTCGATACTCTTCCGCTGTCATTTGCAGGCCGCACCGTTTGCAGTGTACCCCAAGCGCCGTGCCTATAAATTCATGCTTGCATTCCATACGCTATTACTCCTTTTCTAAAAATCAGTATAAAAAAACCACTCTGCTTATTTTGAGTGGTTTTATGGGTTATTCCTCAACAATTTGAAATTTCTCCGGAGGGTAAAGGTAATCTTCCCCGGAATCGTCCTGTATCCGATGCCAGCCGCGTTCAATGCCAAGAACTTCATATATCCTGTTTTTTGTCAGCGTGAGAAACGAGGTTTCCCCCGTCCATTTAACTTTCATCCTCCCGCCTCTTTATCTTGAGTTTCCCGCTTGGAAAGAGCTGAACGAGAACGCCCGGATACATCTTTATTATACTCGAAAACCTGCGTCCGATCAAGCCGTTTGGTGCGTCCCGTGCGCTTGCAGAATGCGTTATATTCCGCCTGTTTCTGCTTGATTTTTGCCGCCTCATTGGAAAACCCTTCTTCATCCCCGGCGGCGTCCAGCATGGCCGCCTTTTGCTTGGCATATCGGATTTCCCGTTCCAGCCGCCGCTGTTCCTGGGATTCAGCATAGACTTTATCGTTCTCTTCCTTGTTCTGTTCGGCGCGGTCTCTGGGAATGGATACGCCCGGAATCATCGTAATGGGATGGTGCCCGCAGTTAATGCCGAAAAGACCCGCGGGTTCCCCATAGCTGGTGGAGGATATCGGCCTGTATCGATGCCGCTTCCCTTCGCCGTCGGTGAAGGTTCCGCTGGTATTATTCCATGAAAAATATTTTCCCTGGTATGGATAACATAAGGGGCGCGCTCCGCTATGCCGGGACACCCGGAATATTTCCACGCCATAATCTTCCTGCCGCAGTTTGACCGCCTCCACCGCCGTATTATGGACGGTTGTTCGGATATCCATATTCACATAGGCTTCGGGCGACCACTTTCGCCCGGCCTTATCATAAAAGCCCGTGATCCCCTCTTTATGAATCTGCCCCAGGGCTTTCCGCAGGGCTTCGCTGCGGCTTACAGCGCCCGCAGCTACTTCGCCCGCCGCCAGATTCAGGGCTTCCTGCGCGCTCTGCATTTGGCGCTCTATGTTGATCGTGTTTACAATAAGTTTCCGATACTGCGCCAGCGTACTTTCCAGCATGGTTGTGTTTACCAGATTGAGCTTGTTTGCCGCCTGTTCTTCATATGCCGACAATGCCTGCACAATGCTTCTGCTCGCCAGAACCTCGGATGCTTCGGGGGCTGAAACTGCACCGCGGGAAACCCCTTTCTTCAGCTCTGGTTCCACGTCTGCCAGCGCTCCGGCAGCAGCGCCTTCCAACGCTTCCCGGATCAGCTCCGGGTTTTGTCCGGTAAGCTCTGCAATGATGTCTATGCTTTCCTGCGTAAGCCGTCCCATCTCTGCCAGCTTCCAGATTTCCCATTGCTGGGAGGACAGCTTTTCGCCGCCCTCCAGATGCTTTGCAATATTGACAAGCAGCGCATCCACTATGTTGCTATATACCTGCTCAATGGGTTCGGACAGCTTCAAAATGTCCGACGGTGTAAGCCTTGCCATTAGCTTTCATCCTCTGCCGCTTCTTCCTCTTCTTCCCTGGCTTCGGGTTCTGCGTTGGGATCCGTTCCGCCCTCTATGGCGTTGTTTTCCATCATGTCAAAAGCTGAAACTGTAACCTGGCTTTCCTTGGCGATCTCCTGCAACTCCGCTGCTGCCTCGTCCTCCGTGTATCCCAGCTTATCCATCATGAATTTTTTCTTGCTCATCAGGCCGTTTGTCACCAGCAAAATGCCCTCGTTTACATTCGTCTGCCGGTCCTGCAAAATAGAATCATCAAAAACGACCTTCGTTTCCCATCCCTGTTCTGCAAGTTTCCGTATGCTGTAGCCATCCCACTGCATATCATAAAGGCTTGCCACCTGGATAATGCCGTCGATGATCTTCGCAATCGCCATCTTTACCTGTAATTGCTGGGCTTTGATGGTCTTGTAGGTCTTTGAATTTTCGCTTATCACCTCGGTCGCGGTCTTTAGGCCCTGCGCCCGGTCAAAGGTGAATGTCCCGGCGGAAAAGCCCACCTGCAAGCATAGAGTGGACAAAAACGCGTTGATCGCCGCCTCATGTTCATCCACACGCAGCTCAACAGAATTATCCTGTATTTTAAGTTCGTCCGTGTTGTCGGTATTTAGTGCCTCATATGCCTCATTTGTGGCGTCAAAATACCGCCGCATTTCTCCCGTTACAGGATCGACCACCGTCTCTATACATTGGGCCGGAACAATGATCCTCTTTTTCCCGAGCCGGAACTCCCGAATAAAACTGTCGTAACAAATATCGAGGGCTTTCAGCGTCGAAAGGGCATTGGCATAGATGCTCACGCCCAACGGGCTGTTGTCGTCAATGTTGTTTGCTGCTGCCGTCCGGTAATAAGCAAAAAGAGATGTTGTAAGACCCTGTAATTCTGTCTGCGGGTTTAGGAAGGGATATACTTCTTCCAGCGGATACCGGAATCCTAAAATATCCTGGGATTCGATTTGACCTGTACCCCGCTCTTTCATCTCCGACCGGAAAAGCTCGTTGCTGATCCAGTATGTGAGGCCATCCCATTTGTGCCACTCCAGGCGCGTATAATAGTAGCCGTCTTTTGCTTCGCGGCTTATGAATACACCGTCCGTCACCTGCGCATTATCCCACGCCGTAGGAACAAACTGATCCGCCATGCAGAACCCCAACCGGATGCCGCCCGTCCCCGGAATGATATTCCCTTCGCTGTCGCGCCGTTCTTCATACCAGGTCTTGATCGCGCCGCCGCCCAGTGCGAGCACCTGCTCGATATGTTCCTGCATTTTGGTCCAGAATCCATTCTTGACCAGCACATCATGGACAAACTCTTCCAACGGCTGAAATTCGTCCTCTCCCTGGGAAACATGCACCTCGCACTGCTCCGACCACACAAGCCCTGCCAGTTCGGCACTGATCGCCTTTGGAATATCCATCCGGTCCATATCGCGTTTGGCGCGCGGGTTTTCAATCGTGGGCGCAAGAATGCGGTGCCACGGAGAATAAAACCCTTTATATAGATACTTCCATATAAAAATCCCAAAATAATAAAACTGATTGAAGGACGGAACCCCGCCCAGCTCAAATATATCTTTAAATTCTTTGGAAAGCCCTGTTTCTGCCCCTGTTCTCTGCATCCAGCTTTTCACCTTCTCTCGGATTTTTTCCAGCATTTTTCACCATCCCTATATCCGCAGCATTTGCCGCATATACGGTTCCACCGCGTACTCCTGCGCGTCTAAACTATCCACGTTGTATGTCCCGTCATCCAGGCGCACATCTTCCGTGATGTGCTTTGCGTCCCACACTGCCGTTTGAAACGCTTCCAGCGTATGTCTGCATTCTGCCAGAATCTTGTGCCGCCCCTGGGCCTGCATCCGGCAGAAAAACCGAATCCGCTCGTTGATCTCGCCTTTTCGTGCGTTTCTTATACTCAGACCCACCCCGGCACGAGCACACGCCGTGCGCAGCCCTTGGATCAGTGTTTGTTCCGCGCTGTCACAATACACCCCGGCGATTGTGCAGATGCTCATGCACTCTCTGGCAAATGAAATAAAATCCCGCTCAAGCTCGGCGGGTGACATGATTCCCTTTTTATAGTACTCATTCAGCGTGACGATTTCTTGCAGCCCTTGCGTGAATCCCGTGCAGTTAAACGCTGTTGCAGAACCGTTGCCGCCAAAGTCAACGCCGATTGTTGCAAACATCACGGGCGGCGGAGACTGCACTACATAACTTTGTGGATGATCCACAAGACTTGTGTATATGGCCCCCTCAGCCACACACCGCTCCCCCAGAATGTCCCTTCGATACCATACGGAACCCGGTATGTATTGCAGCTCGATTTCCCTCAGCCGCTTTTCCGTGATCGTGCTGTTATCCCGGATTGTGAAGTGCTGATAGTTGTACTGTTCTCCAAGCTGCGTGGAAAACAGGTCGATATATTTTTCATATATCGGATGATTTGGCGCGCTTGGGTTCAAGTCCCAGAACACCCGCCGCACCTTTGCGGCGAGTTGGCGGTTGAACGCCTCCTTAATCGTATCATCATGGTGCAGGTTTATTTCCGTAGCAATCCACATGCCATAGGAATTTCCGCGAATCTTTTTAAAGCTGTCCGCCTTTGCAGCTCCCGCGAAAATCACAACGTATTCTTTTTTATGGGACGTAATAACCAACGCTTCATTTCCGCGGTATTTTGTCCACCGGCACCTGCCGCGGAATATATGCTCAAGGCCCAGGCCGTTGCTGTCCCCGATGTTGAGCTTTGCATTCGCCGCCGTGCTTCCCGTGGCAAGATGTATGCGATCCGGCACCCCTTTGTCAATCATGTAAGCAAATGCCGCAATATTGTCCACTGTTTTGCCTGCTCTTACGGCTCCTTCGGCCACGGATATCGTGGCCCGTATCGCCCGGCGGATATATGCCTGGTGCTTCTCACCAAACGCCGGGTTAATTCTCTGCGTCTTCATTTAATCCCGCCGCCTCAAAGAATGCCGCTGCATCCTCTGTCTCAACAGTTTCTTCGGGTTCTTCCTTCTGTCCCAGATAGTTTCTCCCCAGCCATATCGCCATGGCCGCGTTCTTCTCTGCAAGCCTCCATTGATGCCGCCGGAGAGATATTTTCCCCAATCCGCGCTTTTGTCGGAAAACTTCGGAAAATCCCGCCTTATACGTCCTTTTGCACCAACCTTCCAATGTCTTGTCTGTCACATCGAAAAAACCGCATATTTCTTCTTTTGTGCATTGCAAGCCGCAAAGGCCTTCAAACGCTTTTTGATCTATCTCTTTTCTTGGCCTCGGCATAAAACCGCCCCTCTCCTTTCTTATCCTCCCAGCATGGCAATCCGGCTTTCACTTATATTCCTTCCCCGTCTGCATATCCGTGAGGACTATCCGTTCCTCGATCTTGTATCCTACCATCTTTGCCAGCCGGTGAACCATGCTGATAAACTCCATGGCACGCTTGTCCCGGTATCCGCTCCGATCCGCCTTCTGTATCGCTTCAGCCGCCGTCTTGTCCATGCAGTGGCTCGTGTTGTATAGGTTCATCCTGTCACCCTTTCCCATAACAAAAGCGCCTTCCCATAGGAGAGGCGCTTTGTGCTTTCCGATTCTTTCACTTAAACCATATTACCACATACGAACCGGACAAAACGGACAACTTTACCTTTTTTCCAAAAATCTATCATTCATTTTTCGCACCGAATCCTCCGTGTTCCCCCCTCCAATCTCCGTTGCGATCCTCTGCCACGTCATCCCGTTCACATACCGCAGCGTCAATATCTGCCGCATCTGGCTGTCCTCCACGCTGGAAATAAACCGGATCAGGCGGTTATATTCGATCATACACCGCCGCATATTGCACTCGATAATCTCTTTCAGCTCCATGATCTCGATGGCATAGCGTGCCGTTTTATCTCCAAATCCCGGTGCTATGGGCATCCCGGTCAGGTGTTGTGTCGTTCCCTCTGCCAGCGCCTCCAGCTCCTTCAGCCGCCGCTTGTCCCTTTCAATCTCCCGGCTCAAATAATAGAGCTGGGATAATTCCCGTTTTGTGATTCCTCTTTTTTCCACTATGCAGCTCCGCCTCCCTATGGTATACTAGATATAGCATACATCATACAGATCAGTATGCCACCGGAAGCGTGGGTGCTGCTCTTTTTCTATCTCAATCCTTCCCCCAGCCTTCCTTGTTTCGGCCTGTCCGTATTCTCTTTGCAGTAAGGACAGCGCCGCATTTTTATATACTCCCCGCTTTCCCGGTCAAGCGGTGCCTCTCTGCCGCACTCGGAACAGGTGACCTTATATCCGTCCCTGTCGTCCACAATCCATTTCATTTGCTTTCCCCTCTATACCCCCAATCCAAAGCATTGAGAAGCCTTGTGTCTCCATCTGTACCGGGGTCAAAAAATTTTAGCCCATCAATGTGAGCGGAATTACCTTCGGGGCATTCCAACCCATCGCACACTCCCATGAGCCTGCAAATCATTGGGCGAACCGGATATATGACGCATCTTCTGTTTTCTTCATCCCGGAACGGGCATGTAAAGTCTGGCCCTCTCTGCGCCCGTATTTTGCGGATCTTTATCATAGGGATGCTCCAGAATTGCATGATCCGCAATGTTTACAACTGTTTCACGCTCTAAATATTCACTCATTCTGCATCCTCCTTAACGTTTCTTCGGCGGATTCACGGGTGAGGAATACGGTTTTTCCGATATCTTCCGGCGAAATCTCAGTATAAAGGCCATTTTCGTCTGTTCCTATTATCACAACGGTTTCCCATTCGCCGTACCATGCAATCCGTTCTTCGTTGCATACGGCAATTTCTATTAGTGGGTTTTCAATGTCCCTGGGGTCTATTTTATAGAAAGTTTCCTGATCTCCAAATATAATTTCGAGCCAATCTTTGCACGGCAAAATCACGCATCGCCCTTCCTTGTCTGCCTTGGCCAATTCTCGCAAACGGTTAGCCGCAATACCATAATACTCACTCATTTTTATCTATCCTTTCGCCCAGGCTGCAAAAATCTTTCTCGTCTGTATCAACATCATCTTTCATAAAATCGCATATTCCAAAGTCCACCGGGCTTCCATCTTCAGATTTTAAAAGCGCTCTATGCCAATACTTACAATCCTTGCACCGCACCACCGGCGCAGCATCAGCAGCGGGCTGCATCTCTATCAGCTGCCTCATAACGTCCGCCCCGCCTATGCCGCAAAAATTATGTTCCAACACCTTTAGCAATCTGTCTCGCTCAATATACTCACTCATTTTCTTTTATCCTTTCTTTTCCCCAGCTGCAAAAATCATCTGAGTTTTCTCTGTCCATGTGAAAACTACACCAGCCCAATCTTGGCTTATTATGATATTTACAATCCTTGCACCTAACCACTTTCACAGCGTATATTTCCTCCGGTTCCAACCCTGTTTCCTCATATGCCGCCAATCGGTCAACCGCTTTTCCGCTATACTCGGTATCCCCTATCCGCAGACGCCATTTTCCTCCGCACATGTATGTCAGCCGTTCCATCTCTTTTCTCCCTTCAGCGCTTCTTCCAAGCTGTCCAGGTCATATTCCTCGCCCAGAATATCTTCTATCTCTGCCAACCGCAGCGCGATACTTATCAAAATATTATCGAACTCTTCTTCTCCCTGCCGCATTGCAATATCCAAGATATTGTAAGCTCCGTGTGGATCACTCTCAACTTTGAAAAATGTCTGCTCCCAATCTTCCAGCCCAAAATCCGCTTCATGTGTCAGCCGTTTCATCTCTCTTCTCCCTCCAGTTCCCTGCCGCAGTAGGGGCAGAACTTCAGTTCCGTCCCACTGGAATACCGAACCTCTTTACCCCAAAACTCAAGGTCATAGTTTTCCCAGTGGGGACACGATCCCCCCTCACCCGTAGCACATATGATCGAATTTTCGTTTTTGCATGACATGGTTTCCCGGCTATACCAATCGCATGTAGCGCATATTCTCTTTCCCATCACTCTTCCTCCCTCACTCTTACCTTCACGCCCTCACCCTGCCAAAAGCCCTGGTATATCCCTTTGACGTGCTTTCGGTCGTCGTCCTCGATCACCCAGCCCTTTAGACCGTCTTCGATGAGCTTGGTCAAATACCCATGGTTGGAGCAGTCCAGGCGCGAATTGTAGTAAAATTCCAGTATGACCGGGCCTTTCATGGGCTTCCTGGGGATTTTCTGCGCAAGCAGCTCCGCCCACACTTTCTCATGGATACGCGCCGCATCCGCGTTTCTCTTTGCCCAGTGCTTCCCTGCGTATACCGCATTAAACCCGTATTCCTTTGCCGTCACCCGGATGGGCAGTATGATTTCCAACATCCTCATCCCTCCCGGAACAGCGGGCATTTTTTCACCCACAAGGTCTTGCCTCCTTCTACGATCACTTCCTCCGCCTCCCAGCCCGGCACCGGATCCCAGCGGATGTCCCCGTTTTTCTTCAGCCCAACCCGCGGACAGACATTTTTCGGGTTGGTGGCATGATAACAGCTCCAGCATAGCTGCTCCCCCTGGCTTGTCTGCGGCTTGCGTACATACCGGATTCCCCGTTCCCGGGCCTGGGTCTGTATCGCCCAAACCGTCCGCCCAAGGATATATGCAATTTCACTGGCCGTGTGGGCTTTTGCCAGCGCTCTAAGCCGCTCGACGTCCTTTTTTGTCCACGGTGCTCGGTGGTTTTCTGCTTTCTTCATCGTCCCACCTTGGCAGACGATTCTGGTATGTTCATGCTTTCAGCCTCCAGTTCTTTTCTTTCCCCGGGCTGATCTCCACCCGGAATCCCTTGGTCCGCTCATAAATGCGGCTCCCCGTCGCTTCGTCGATCTGCAAGAGACCGTTCATGTCATATTCGCAGGAAAGGATGGTCTTTTTCCGGGCTGCATACCGGCTGTTCAGCAGCTCAAAGGCCAGGTGAATATCTCCCGTGGTGGGTCGCTTCCCCTTCTCGGCTTTCCAAAAGTCGTCGATATACAGCACGTCGCAGCCCTTGAGCTTCCACATCTCCAGCGCGTATTCATCACTGTTTAAAAGCCCCTTCAGCCGGGCCGCCTCATCCCGCCAAAGCATATACCGGACTTCCTCGCCCCGTCTCAAAAGCTCCCCGCACACCGCCGTGCAGATATGCGTCTTTCCGCATCCCACCTGGCCGCCCATGAACAGCCAGCCCGATTCACTTGAAAGATACCGCAGGGCCGTATCCAGCATGATATCCGCATGGGGCGCCCATCTCTCAAAGTTGTCCAGCCGGCATTTCTCTATGGCCGCCGCCAATCCGCTTTTCTGGATGAGCATCCCCGCCCGCCGGGCTTTCATGCAGCTGCATTCCCGCAGGACAAAGGTGTTCCGCTTGGGAACCGCGATATATCCCCGATTTTTGCACGCCGGGCAGTCCATCCCCTGGAGGTTCCCCTCCTGGGCGTTATACCGCTCTGCCTCCAAAACCGCCTGTTCCCGGCTCCTGGCAGAATACCGCTCGTTCCGCTCCATTTCCTCCTGGTTCCTCCGGTCGATCTCCTGTATAAATGCGCGGCCTTTTTCCCCGTACTCCGCAATGATCGCCGCCCGCAGCTTTTCCACACGGGCCTGCATATACTCAGCACCGGATAACATCCTTTAACCCCCAATCCTCTTTTTGCTCCGCCTGCTCTTTGGTGGGAAAGCGTTCCTTTTCCCGCTTTTCCCAGGTGCGCACACATGCCTGCCAGTCCTTGATAGGCTTTCCCTTACCCTGTATCCATCCATTTGCCTGGTAATAATCGACAAACGCCTCCGGGTCTATCCCGTTTCCCCGCTTTTTGCAATAGGCCGCCACTTCCTCAACCGTCGGAGGAACAAAGCGCGCAGGCGGCTTGCCCGCCGATGATTTCTTTCCCTTCTCTTCTTTTCCTTTCTCTTCTTTTCTCTTCTCTTCTTTTAGGCCGGAATCGTTCTCGACTGGCTCCGGAATGGTTCCGGAATCGTTCTCGACTGGCTCCGGAATGATTCCGGAATCCATCGGCGGAGGGGGAATGATGCTCTTTTGCGGCTTATCCACCCGCTGCCATTTCTCCCAATTCGTAAACGCATAGTAACTGCTATGGGCCACGGTGTATACGGTCACGGACGTATTATGGCATATCTCCGATATGGCTTTCTCTACATCGGCGGCCCGTATCTCATCATAGGGAAATACAATGGATTTCAGATAGTTCACGTTGGCTCTTCCCCGCCCCTCGTCGTCGGCATGCGAGATCATCCCAATAAACAGAAGCCGCGCAAAGGGGCTCAGCCGGGAAATATCCTCGCTCTGCCAGAAATTTGGGTCGATCATTCTTCGTCTTGCCATTTCTCTCACACCTTCAATTTCAATTTCCTGCACAAATATTCGTCCAGCTTCGTCCCATAGACATGGAACGCCTCAAAGAACCACGCATCCCCCTTCTGCTCAATCTGGCAGTGGTGCCGGCGGCATAGGGCAATGGCCTCCCGGCCCTTGTGATGCACCTTCTTCCGGTCGGCTCCCGCTCCGATCCTGGAGCCCTCGCAGTGATGCACATCCGCCTTTTTCCCGCAGATGCAGCATTTCCGGTATGCCAGACACAAATACAGGTACCGGGAAACGTCGTCCGTCCGGTGCAGAAGCACGTCCATCGACGGCACGTCAAACCGGAAACAAAGCTCGATAAGATAGTTGATAAATTCCCGTGCCGTCGTCATATCCGCAGTTTTCAGGCTGAAGGGGGGAATGTCCTGCTCCCGGCAGAAGTCCCATACCAGCCGTTTGCGCAGGTCGTCCGGCTCGTCTCCGTTCCAGCGGGCAATATCCCCGATGAGGGCAAACACTTTCCGGCGCTGTTCGGCGCTGATGGTGCGCCCATCGTCCATGCGCAGCTCCACAGTTCCGAACCCCTTGTGCATATACTCCCGGAAGATATCCCCCTTTGCCTCCAGGATCAGGCGGTTATCCTCCCTGATTTCCAGTACCTTTGCGGTTATGTAGGTGGACATGCTTCATGCCTCCCGCAATCAGAAGGGCAGCTCATCATCGTCGGAAAATTCCCCAAATTCCCGGTATTTGGGATCGTTCATAATGCGTTCCTGATAGCTTTCGCTGGCCTTGATCGCATTGGCGATCCACTCGGGCAGTTTCTCGATCTCGCTCAGGTCGGATTCATCCAGGTCAAAGACGACTTTTTCCAATGTCAAATGTGGTGGCTCCATGCCCCTGGGCAGTTTCATAATGCTGGCCAGATTGGCATACTGCCTGCCGTTTGCCTCTTTATGGATGATCTGGATCAGGCAGGGCGCCCCCAAGATGCTCTTTAAGTCAAAGGCTTTCAGTTCCTCTTCTGTAAAATCCCGGCCCCTCCATGCGGCCAAATCCCGCCGGAGCAGAGATTTTTCATTCAGGCTGGCCGTATACCGGGCGCTGAACACCCGTGGTTTCTCCTCTCCTTCCACGAGGACATGTTCCCCGGCCACTTCCCAGCCAATGATGACTTTCCGGCTGGAATTTCCATATCGCTCATTTTTCTGCATGCCGATATCCACCAGCATGTAGCAGACCGCCGGGTAGCTCCCTTCCTCTAAAATCGGGATATTGCTTCCTCCGTTTTCTTTTACTGTCAGCATTTTCTTTTCTCCTTTTCTCTATTTGATCGTGGGGCTGACGCTATCCGTCAGTGCGTCAGCCCGTTTTTCTTCTCGGTTTTGTCGTTGACGTTGATGGCGCTCAACGCAGCGAATACGTTCTTTTCTCCGTCCATCAATTCCACCTCAGTTCTTTTTTCAAGTAATAGATTTCCAAAAGATTTTGAAACACGCGGAAATATTTTTCCGTGTCTGTTACAACCCGTTCCTCAAACCCTTCGGTTTCGTCCCGGCCTACCCGCAGGATGCGGCATCGCTTTACTGGGAAACCGTGTTCCTCTGCCAGCTTTCGATAAGCCGCAAGCTGCACAAAGTGTTCGTCATATATGGCTTTGCCCGTCTTGAAGTCCAGCAGTTCCATTTCCCCATCCAGTTCGCACAGACAATCCAGCGTTCCTCCAAAGCGCATTTTATCGGATACCAGCGCCCATTCGTTTTTTACTGCGCGTACCTTGTGGCCACCTGCCCATTCATAGAAGGAGAGAACGGCATTCTCGGCCAAATCCATATTCCCCGGACTATACATCTGTTCGTCCGGCTTCTCCCCGGTGAAATACCCTTCGATCAGCTTGTGTGCGATTGTCCCAACTTCTGCCGCTTCGTCCCGATATTTTGTGCTGTCAATTCCTTCCAGACCCAGGCGGTTTGCCCATGTCACAAGATATGGTTTGCTCAGAAGCCCGGTAATCGTCGTGGCCCCGGGAACCCGTTTCCCATCCGATGTTTTGTATACAATGTGTGCTTTTGCTGTCTTTCTAAGCGAATCTGCCATTCTCTGTTTTCCCCGCTTTCATGATCTTCTTCAAAAGCCGCGTGGCGCTCTCCGACGCACTCATGGCGCCGTCCGGCTCGTCCTCCGGTTCCCGCTCATACCCCCACTTTTCGCAGTTCACGATGTAGGGCGGGTCCCCTTCATGCGTCATAGGGTTTACTCTCTTCATAGGTTTCATTTGGTCTCGGCTCGTATTTTTGTTCCAAAGCTCGATACTTTTCCACCCATCTGTTCTTTTCCGCTTCCAATGCGTTATATTTTTCCTCCCACGCCTTCGCCTCATTTTTGTAATGATCCAAACCGGTTCTCATGTTATCTTCACTGAACTTGAAAGCTTTCAAATTTGCTTCCAAATTATAAATCTGTTCCCCAAGTGTAATAAGAATGGTTTCCCAATAGATATCTTTCATTTCATTCCCCATTTTCTATGATCCTCCATACCGTCACCGACCTCCCGGTCGTACCGTCAATCCGTATCCCGCAGGGTTCCACCCGCCCCGCCTTTTTAAGCTCGGTCAGCCGCGGAGCCGCAGCGTTGCGCTCATGAAACCCCAATTTCTCAGCAATCTCCCGCGCCGTCATCTCGCGGCCATCCAACACCGCCAAAATCTCTCTCTTGCGCGTCTCCCTGTCCATCGCTTCATAGCTTTCCCGCCGTGTCTGCCGGGGAATGTCCATCATCTCTATTCCCTCCCTCTCTTGTATTGTTTTCGTCGGTGTGATATACTGTATTTTGTAGTTTGTAGGGATTGGGCCGCGTCAGCGGCTCTTTCTCTATTTATCGTCTATTGCCGGGTCAAGGCGTATAAGGTATGTCTTTCCGTTCCGCCGGCAGGCTCTAACCGCATTTTTTAAGCCCATTTTTTTTATGACCTCCTGGAGATTAGACGATAAGCTCTTTTGCCCGTTTCCCTCTACAAGCGCACATCTGAGCTGAGAGTCCATGAACTCCCGCACAATATTCATGTTTTTTTGAGTCTTGTATTTTCTATCAGGTATGTTTTCGACTGGTATAAGCTTCACTTTCCGCTCCTCCTTCACTTCAATATCTTCATCAGCTTTTCCATGATCCGCTCCGGCAGCTTGTCCGCCAGGAGCGCGATTCCAAAAACGATTGCCGCCGCCGCGGTGATTCCGATGGCTAACTGCATCTCTCTTCCTCCATGAGCATCAGTTCCGCAAGGTCGCATGCAGCAAGGTACTCCTTTTCATGCCGTGTTCCTTTATGCACATCCCGCACCCGTTCTTTGAAAGCGGAAAGATCGCTGAACCAGCACCCTGCGCGGACAAAGATGTTTCCGTCCCTATCCGCGAAAAAGTATGTCTTTCGTTTCTCGCTTCCGATACGGTCAACTGCCATATATCTGCCGTCAGATACGCGTCCCCTTTCAAAGCTGCACCCCTCGCCAAAGCTGCACCCCTCGCCAAAGTGGCATCGCTCGCCAAAGCTGCACCACGCACTAAAGATGCACATCTCGCCAAAGCTCTTGATCTGCGTATAGTCGCCGCTGGGGCAGATCAGCCACCCAAAATCATCTCTCTCAAACCCTTCCAGGTCTTTTTCTGTATATACCTTCATCCTATCTCCCCTTCTGCCGTTTCCGCTCCCGCAGATACGCCGTTCTTCTTCCCTGCACATACCCGGCAATTTCCTGGGCCTTTCTCTTCTTTTTCGCCCCCTGCTTGTCCAGTATTCGGGTCAGAAACGCCGTCTTGCTTAGTTTAATCCGTCCCATAGCCCCAGCCTTTGCCCTTCCCGATACCGTTTTTTCATCTCTTCAATGTCGATACCGGCATACTGGTAGGCGGCCTTTGTGCTCACGTTGTGGGCGTTCAAAACCTTTAGGCCTTCTTCAACCTGCAGCTTACGGATTTTGGTTTTCAGCCGCGCCAATGTAGAGTTGGCCGCAATATCAAAAAGCTCTCTAAGCTGCACATTTCCGATTTCGTTCGGATAATTGAAATAAATTTGAAGCGCCGTGCGCGTGTCAATGGGTTTTGCTGATCGCATATGAATCCCCTTTCTTTTACTGGCTGTCCGACGCCTGTTTCCCCAGATCCGGGTCAAGGTCAAGCGCTGTACATCCCAGCGCCTCTGCGATTGCCTTTAGCGTCGGAGTAGGCATTATTTTGGTGTCCCTCTCGAGCTGGTAGATATATGAGCTTGTAACCTCAATCCGCCTCGCAAGCTCTGCGCCGGAAATTCCCATTTCTTCCCGTCTCTCCTTGATTCTTTCTCCTAGCGTCATATTATCCTCCTTCCTATGAACGATTCATTTGATTGTGAAAAAGGGATGTCAAGCCCTTTTTCACTATGGTATGATATGGCGTAGCTATATCATACCATAGTGAAAAAGGGATGTCAAGCCCTTTTTCACTATGGTATGATATGGCGTAGCTATATCATGAATTTTGGCCTGTTTCTTTCTCCGTCCCTCTTGTCATTTCGCGTTTTGTAGGATATAATGCAGATAGGGCGGCGGGTTGTTATCCCGCAAACCCCATCTGGCGGTTAGCTCAGTGCCTTGATCGCTTTTTCAAGCGTTTCCTCGGCACAATCGTTGGCGTACCACACGCCGTTGATTCTTTTCAATGTATTCATCGGCTAACCTCCTTTCTGCCACTCGCCCACCGAGTGGCTTTTTTTCAAGGTAATCGCTTACCTTGGTTATATTATATCTTAGTTTAGATATAAAGTCAAGAGTTTTTGTATCTTTTTTTAGATATATTTATTCAGATTGAAAAGGAGTTGTTTTTATTGTTTAGTGAGCGTTTCAATTCCCTTTTAAACGAAAGAAAAACCACTGCTTATAGGGTTGCAAAAGAGACAGGCATATCTCAAGGGTTAGTTAATCAATATAAAAATGGTATCACCACCCCATCACAAAATAATGCGTTGAAGATTGCGGAGTTTTTTGGATGTTCCGTAGGATATCTGTTTGGAGAAACCGACGATCCCGCCCCCAAACTTCCCTTCCAGACGTTTCCTCTTAGTGAAAGCACGGCGGCAATGATTCCCATTGTTTCCACGGTGCGTGCTGGTTGGAATGGTGTGCCGGAACCTATTTATGATGGAAAAACGGCCGTATATGATCGGAAAAACCCCCAGGAATATGTCTGGATGAAGGTCGAGGGGGATAGTATGGAACCATATATCATGGAGGGGGACTATGTCCTTGTCCATGTCCAGCCTACTGCCGAAAACGGGGAACTTGTCGTTGCCATGCTGGACGGTGAGGAAGGAACGGTAAAAAAATATCAGCGCAACGCCAGCGGCGTCATGCTGATCCCGTTCAATTCAAAGTGCCCGACAGTTTTTGTCCCAAACGAAAGATTAGATGCTTTTTTGATCTATGGAGTGGTAAGGCAATCAAAGAGGGATTATTTATAATAATACAAGGAGGTATGAACCATGTCATTAAAAGATATGCTTAACGCAAACAAGATCAAAGCCGAACTAGAATCATGTAAAGTACAGTTAAATGATACTATGCAAAAGTATACCGACCTTCTTGCCTTCCTTACCCCTGAGCTTCGCGAACTTCATGACGTGCGCTCCCTCATTGTCGAAGAAAACAAAGAATTTGCTGTCAAAGTACAAGAGAATAATGAGGCAATAGCTCATTTAGAAAATGAAATTAAGACTAAGAACAATAGGATTCTCGATCAGACCAAGCAATTAGAATCATTAAGAAACGATATTTTAGTTGCGCAAGATACAATTGAGCTTGAGAGTTTTGCTTTATACGAGCCCCGTTTTTCTTTCGTAACTTCCGAAGCATATTCCGATAAACTTAAACTAATAAGAGAAGAACAGAAGCTTCTTATTAGGAATGATGAGGCCGCCATAGGCTCTACCAGTTGGACGGTTAACAATAGCGCTGCACAAGGCAAACAACTTGTAAAAAGCATGATCAAATTGTGTCTTCGTTCGTTTAATAATGAATGTGATGCCGCTGTTGCAGCTGTTAAGTTCAACAACTATGATAGAAGCGAGCAACGTATTAAAAAATCCGCAGAAGCCATAAAAAAATTAGGGAAAATTATGTCGGTTTCAATTTCTCCTCGGTATTTAAATCTAAAAATCCAAGAGCTGCAATTAGCTTTAGAATATCAGCAAAAGAAGCAAGAAGAAAAAGAAGCTTTGAAAGAACTGCGTGCTCAAGAGCGTGAAGCGGTTCGTTTGGAAAAAGAAATTCAAGAGGCTAGAAAAGCGTCCTACAAGGAACAAAAACATTATACTAATGCCCTAAAAACCATTGAAAACCAGTTATCTAATTGTAAAAACGATGAGGACAGAATAGAACTTGATAAAAAGAAAACCGAGATCCTTGATAAACTGTCTGAGATAGAAAAGCAGCTTCAGCAAATCGATTATCGAGAGGCCAACCAAAGGGCGGGTTATGTTTATGTCATATCTAATATTGGCTCTTTTGGAGAGGGAGTATATAAAATCGGAATGACGCGCCGACTTGAGCCCTTAGATCGAATTGATGAATTGGGGGATGCTTCTGTTCCATTCAACTTTGATGTACACGCGATGATCTTCTCCGATAATGCACCGGCCCTTGAATCCGCTTTACATAATGCTTTTAAGGATAAAAAAGTTAATATGGTAAATCAGCGTCGAGAGTTTTTCAGGGTATCACTAGATGAGATCAAAAGAGTTATAAGGGAAAATCATGATAAAACAGTTGAATTTATTGATGTACCGGAAGCAGAACAATATAGAGAATCAATTAAATTAACAAAAATAGCGTCTACAGATTGATTTTTCATCGGCAGTGTTATATGATGCTAAAGGTGTCCTAAGATATTCTAAACAGGCCCTTGCCAGTACGCGCCCCCAGGATCGGGGAACGCCGAGCACAAGGGCCTCATTTTACTAAGGATAATATGAAAAATAATAAGACCGTGACAGTTTGTCACGGTTTGAAAATGCCGCTTTGCACTTAAAAGGAGTAGTTATGCCTATCTATAAAATGGATGGACGGCGCGAAGGGAAACAAAAATACCGGGTGCGCATCAATTATCTGGACAGTGCTGGAAAATCACGCCAGATTGACCGCGTAACCTATGGTCTGGAGGAAGCGAAGCTTCTTGAGTTGCAGCTTGCAAAGGACATCAAGGACGAAGCTCCCGCAAAGCGCATGACGCTGCAACAACTTTTTGATGAATATACCAGAGCCAGAAAAGGCAGTGTCCGGGAATCTACGCTGGATAAAGCGCAGCGAATTTTGAAAGGCCACGTTTTGCCGGATCTTGGTGGAGTGCGGCTCCATAAACTGACTACGCCGGTTCTCATGCAGTGGAAGATGGGCATGGAGCAAAAAGGTCTTGCCATAGTAACCCGTCAAAACGCCTATGCGGAATTTCATATTCTTTTAAATTATGCCTGCCGAATGGAATACCTGCCGAAAAATCCGTTGGATAAGGTTGGAAATTTCCGGGCTTCCGGCGAGATAAAGAAGGAGATGCAGTATTACACGGCGGACGAGTTCAAAAAATTCATTGCCGTCGCCCGTGAGAACGCGGAAAATGCGGATAAAAACGGGGTTTTGATCGAGTGGGATTACTATGTATTCTTTGCCATTGCCTTTTATACAGGGCTGAGAAAAGGCGAAATCCACGGTCTGGAATGGCGGGATATCGACGGGGCCTATTTGTCTGTCAAGCGGAGCATCGCCCAAAAGCTCAAAGGAGACGACCGGGAAACCGCGCCGAAAAACAAGAGTTCCATCCGGACGCTGCAAATCCCCGCTCCCCTCCTGCAAATTTTGGAGGAGCACAAGGCAAGATGGAAAGCGGTTCCCGGATTTACGGAAACATATAAGGTATGCGGCGGTACCCGTTCCCTGCGGGATACCACAATCCAGCTGCACAACAAAAAGTTTGCCGATATGGCTGGGGTCAAAAAAATCCGCATCCACGATTTCCGGCACTCTCACGCCTCCCTTCTGGCAAATGCCGGGATCAATATCCAGGAAGTAGCCCGCCGTCTCGGACATTCCCGGATCGAAATGACGTGGAACACCTATTCCCACCTCTATCCAAAAGAAGAGGAAAGGGCTATCAAAGTACTGGATGAAATCGTGTAAAAAACGTGTAAGGCAAAACAAAAACCCGCTATTTAAGCGGGTTTTTTGGATGTCTGGCGGAGAAGGAGGGTGTTATTTTTAGAATTTCAGACCATTTGGTTGCGTTTTGTAAACATTAAAAATCCGCATAACAAAGGCGTTTATCGTGCATGCGCTATCACATTTGCGCACATTAAAAAAACGATAGTTTGCAAAAAACGTGTAAGAAACGTGTACAGAGTCAAACAAAAAAAGAGCCGGATTAAATCCCACTCTTTTAAGTATGCAGCATTGATTTTTTCGACCTAACAGTATAAAATATTCATTGAAAAAGGTGCACGTTTTCGGACTGCACTGGGGGAGTCACTCGGTGGCTCTCTTTTTGTTGCTCTTTGCCAAATAAAAAAGAGGGACTATGCGATCCCTCTCATTTTAGCCATTCTGTATCCATCATCATTTGGATTTTCATTATATCATAGTTGTTCAGCCGCCCAATTTTCCTGATTAAATCTCTTGCTTCTAATCTAAAAATTTTAGACAGCCTGACTGTCGTTTCTTTCTCCAGCCCGGCCTCTTTCCAATATTTTATAGGATATTCACCCCATATTCCCGGCCTGGGACCCATTGTCGTTGCTGGTGCTACTGTCGCCACAACATGATCTCGCAGAAACACTATCGGTCTTTCCTTTTTCGTATCATTTTCCTCGAATTTTACTGCGGCCCACCAGACCTCCCAGCATCGACTTTTCCCCATTTAATTAAACATATCCTCCGGCAACACCATACAACCGTCTTTATCTCTGCCAGGAAGAATCTCCTTTTTCGCGATCAATTCATCAAAGGACTGTAATTCACCCTCGCGGTGTGAAAAATACTCTTTCATTTCCTGCAAGTCTATTACGCTGTTATTTCCCTTTCGATACGCCCTATCCCATGGGCCGCCAGGAACATGCGTCATCGTAGATAAAGCAGGCGCCGTATACTTGCCGTATTTTCGCGCTACATCAAAAAGAAGGCTTTCCTCTTCATCAGTAAAAACATCCGGATTATAGCCGGGATCGACTTGGGTTATTGTGTCTCTGCTATACCTGGCATACTTGCCTCTTGCCTTTTGCGGAACCGGACCATAGTCCCACGCCTGTATTTCATCATCAAACAGAGGGCGTCCCAGCTTAACTAAGCTCCATCCTTGCGCATAATATAGCATTTTATATAGCTTCATTTGTGTCATATTGTCATCAAATGCAGGTGACACTTCAATGAAAAAATTTGCCACATCAAACACACTGGCCAATGTACTCCCTCCTTTTCTCATCTTAGTTTCACAAGGCTTTCAAATTTACCCCGGTTAATTCTTATCTATAGTATACCCCAAAAACACGTCTTTGCAATGATGTTTTTTTAACATTTATAATTCGTTTACATTCATTTGTATGCACTATTCGCCACTTTTGCGCAACATTCCTTCTTTTAAGTAGCTTTTTGCTCTATTTTTGTTTCTTTAAATGCAAAAAAGAGGGGCCTCATAGCCCCTCTTTTTCAGATCAAATATGTGATGATATATGTGACGGCCCCACCGGCCAGGGCGGATAGAAGAATCTGCCATAGGGCGAAGCGCCGCCGGCTCTTTTCCCCCTCCATGGTGTCCAGGCGTTCATCTATACTGTTAACCCGCACATTCATCAACTGTAAGGCTTCCGCCATCTCCTGTATGCTTTTTACCATCTTTTCAAAGTTCTTCTGCTGGGTAAAAAGCGTTTTCAGTTCTTCTTTGTGCGCCGCCAGAGCCGCCTCATGCTCCATCACCTTTGTCGTTAACTGATGTACATCCATGTCTACTCCTTCGGCTTTTCATAGGTCAATGCCTGTTCGCTGTCCCCCATGCCTTTGGTCGTCGGGTCGGTGAGCACGCCGATAAAGGACAGCACCGCCATCACCACCGTGCCGATAAGATAGGGGTTGCTGAAGAAGGCCGCAAACACCTCCCCTATGCTGCTCCAGGTGGTCAAATCCTCAAAGCCCAGCCCCAGATACGCCAGGATCGGCGACGCAATCACGCCCACTAGCCCGATCCAAAACTGCGGGCTTTTTACCCGTACTTTCCAGTTGATTTTCATTGTTTTTCCTCCTTTTATCCTTTTACCCAAGGGGCACAAGCCACTTGCCGCCCAACGCGTCAATGGTATTCTCCCCAGCCTTGCCGTCCACGGTCAGCCCTGCCGCCTTCTGGAAGCTCTTAACCGCGCTCTCGGTGTTCTTCCCGAACTCGCCGTCCGCTCCCGTGCCGCCGCAGGAATACCCTTTAGCAATCAGCGCGCTTTGCAGATTCTTCACATCCGCCCCCTTCATTAAAGGGCTGGTTTTCCTGAGGATCCGGCTCACACTCCATGTTGTCCCGACAGCTTTCCATTCGCCGCCCAGGGCCTGGGTTGTCTTTTCCCCCACAATCCCGTCCGCCGTCAGTCCCGCGTCTTTCTGAAAGGCCGTGACTGCGGCTTCCGTGTTGCTGCCATATTCCCCATCGGCTCCGGTATTCCCGCAGGAATAACCCTTCGCAATCAGCGCAGCCTGCACATCTTTCACGTCCTCTCCTGTCATGAGGGGACTGGTCTTTTTCAGCAAACGCCCTACGGTGAAGGAAGGAGAGATGCCGCCGGTTACCTTCGTCAGATCGCTCCGGTTGCTGATATATCCGTCCTTCCCGTCATAGTCGATCCTGTACCAGCCCGATGCACTCACGCCCTCCAAAAGAAAACTGTCCCCTTTGTGGGCCACACCCAAAATCGCCGTTTCCGTGTTGTCCCCGGCCCGCACGTTCACCGAGCCCCCCAGAACCTCCACCATGCCGCCTGCCGGCGTATCCGCCCCGGCTTCTCCATACTCCACGTCCCGCAGGTATCCCCATTCCTTCCATTTCTGGCTGGAAAGGGGCGAGATTACCACGCCATAGGCGGTTCCCCGGGATTCCAGCACCTTGCCCCCGCCCAGGTAAACGCCAATATGGCCGCTTTTCCAAAGTGCAGTCCCCGGCGTCTCGGGAAGCGAAGATACCGGGCCGCTCCCGGCAAACTGGCTGCGGAAGGTGTTGGCCGTCCGGTCGCCGTATTGGGGGTTTTCTGCCCGAAATGCCTGCACCAGCAGGCCCGAACAGTCCACCACCCGCCGTCCGATCCATCGGGCGCAGTCCTGGGTAAAATATCCATAGCCCTTGCCGGCCCGCCTGGCCTTTCCCCATTTCTCCGCCAGCTCTTTGGTATACATCTCCCCCTGGCCGGAAAGAACATAGCCATAGCGGTCCCGATAATAGAGGATGCCGCCGCTCTCCTTCTCCTTCGGGCCGTTCATGCCCGCCATTTCTTTGATCTGCTTCAGCAGGTTTTCCGCCTTCATCGCTCTTCTCCTTTCTCCGGTGCGCTTTCCAGAATCTCCTGCATTTCCTCTTCGGTAATCCATCCCTTTGCCACGGCATTTTCCAGTTGTGCCACTTCGATAGACCCCGCATGATACAATCGGTTCAGTGTCTCAAACATCTTTCTCACCCTCCCAGCGCGGAAATGACCAGCATGTCCACCGTCTCCCGCAATATCTCCAGCTCGCTCCTGCCCGGGGCCGGGGCCGCCGGTTTCTCCGCCTCCGGAATCTCCTCCAGGGCCTCCCCCGTCCAGCGGTAGTTCGCCCGCCCGTATTCGTCCCGGATATCCTTTGCCAGATAGCGGCTCTGGGCATGGGCATATTTGTCCCCGTTTCCCTCGCCGATCAGCACCGCCCCTTCTCCCGGCTCCTCAAAGGCGTCCGAATAAATCCGCGTCACCTCTCCCGCCGGGTTTATCTGCGCATATACCTTCCATCCCTTTTCTTCCATATTATGAATATACCTCCGCATCCAATGTCAGCCCCCAAAACTGCACTACGCACGGCCGGTTGCTTGTCACTCCCGGCGCTGTCGTCGTCAAATACAGCGCATCTCCCGACGACTGCGACGACGATATCCCCACCGTCTGCTGGTAAATCACGTCGCTGTCCACCGGCCGCACCGTCATGTCGTTCACATTCCCCCCGATGGTCGGCACGCTCCGCATGGGCACCGGCGGCATATATGTGAAACTCGCTCCTCCCACCGTAATATATCCCGGGCAGAACACCGTCCCTGTATTCTGGTAATACCGCATGCACGCCAGCAGCTCCTCGCCATAGCTTTTGGGGACGAAGGGCGTCGCCTCTTCCCCCATCTCCAGTTTCGCCCAACATACCGTCTGCCCCGCGGTAAATCCTCCCAGGCTCACCATGGCGCCCGTCACTTCCGCCGGCCGTGTGATATATTTCATACTCCCGTCACTGTTCTTAACCCCTATCGACAGCGTCAGCTGTTTCCCCTGCAGCAAAGCAACATCCTGGGGCTCCATCATATATGCTATGGACACGGTGGCTCCCGAAACCAGCATCCCGTCCTCTGTCCGCGATACCGTCGCGCTTTCTGCTCCTCCTGCCAGTTTCACGCAGTACCATCGATCCGCCGTATATATCCGGCTCGTTCCCACCGTGAAGCTCTCCCCTCTCTGCCATACCGTGAACCCCCCGTTGATTAGGAGGTTCGGGTTGGAGGATATGTCCGCCCGGGCGGCGGCATTATATATGCCATCTTCTATATGATTCATCCAATCGGCAGTAAAGGGCGTCCCTGCCTGTTGCACTTCTGTCGGGGCAGAGGTAAGCGTCCACTCATTTCCGTTTTGGTCAGTAAATTTGTTAAGCCCCGTGCCGATTCTTGGGAGCCATGTGTTTTTTGTGTATGCCATAGTACTCCTTTCCGGCCTTAGAAAAGACCGATAATTTTTAAAATGCCGTATCCATCTTGCGTGATAAAAGAACCAGAAGTAAACGAGACAATAAATCCATTGTTATATGTGATCGTATTTCCGGACACGCTGGCCGAGTATGTAACAAATGCCGGAACACCTGATAGCGCGGATGCTCCGCCGATCCCCCTAAAAATACCATTTCCGGTTCCGGTTTCCGTCATAACCGCCGATCCGACAGCGCCAACAAATAGGAAGGCCATGTAGTCTGATATTCCGGGCACGGTCATTGCTCCGCTGCTCCACGACCCTTCCCATAGAACCGTACCCACTTTAGAAGTCACCGCATCTGCATCTGCGATTCCCTGTTCGATGTGGTTCATCCACGCCGCAGAAAACGGGGTTCCTATCTGCGTGATGCTCACCGGATTGGGTGTAAATTCATATTGTTTGCCATCCTGATCAGTAAAACGGTTCAGACCGACCCCGGCCCGGTCAACCCATGTGTTTGGTGTATAAGCCATATTTCCTCCTTAAATTGTGCAGCTGTCTGTCCGCACTACGTTCAAGACAATGTTTGTGTTCTTGTCGATATTTACTAAAACACGGGAAAGCAGCGTCCCGCTGTCCTTTGCGGCCGTTGCATTCGGCCCGGCAAAAACGCCGATTTCCCGGATATTGTAGTTGCACTCCTGCGATCCCAGGCTTACCACGGTCTGGACGATTCCGGGATTTGGGTTAGATATCTGCGTGATCTGCTTGCGGTATACTTCATTTTGAAGAGAAGTATCATTCACCGTCACCGCCCGATCTCCTGTTCCAAAGGCAAAATACTTAATTTCCAGCGCATCCAGCGCCCCCGTATAACTGCCCATGAGCATTTGTGTCCGCACGGTACGGTTAATTTCCGTAAGCTGATTGTCAAACCTCCATGCGCCCAACAGCCGCCCGGAATCCGCATCTACGGCCTTGATTACATAATGGCCTTTCAAGCCTAATTTCTCTGTTTTCAATGCGACCCTCCTTATACCGGAAATACTTCATTCCCTAAATCTGTAGGAGCAAAAATACTCCCGTTTTCCATCGTCTGGGCGGCATAGAAAGGCTGCCCGACGCTGCCTCTGCCGCTGTAGCTGCCGCCTGCCATGGGATAATATGTATTGTCAAACCGCACATAGATAAACGGCCCGCCATAGGCGATTTCCGGCGTAGGATAGGACGGCGCGGCATAGCTGGGAACGCTTTCTTCCTGCAAGGAAAGCACTTCGTTTGTGCTGCTCTGTTGAATTACAATTTCATCCTGCCGGATAAAAAGCTGACTGATATCACGGTACAGATTGGATATTGTTTCGCCGTAGGACTTCAAGTAGTTCCGGTCCGTCAGCCGCAGGGAAATCTTATAATCTCCCGAAGAAATCGCCGCCGGTTCTATTGTTCGTTCTACAATGAGATAGTCCCCGACAATTCCCAAATCCGGCAGGTCAAAGGTCAGCTGGGTTAAAATTTCCGTATCCGCGATCTCCATGTTTAATTTTGCAAGCTGGGAGGACAGCATCCAGAATGTGATCTCCCCCATATTCTGCTCAAACTGTTCCAGCAGAGAATTGGCAAGCTGCAAAGCGTCCCGCGTGTTGGTGATATTGGATGCGATATATACGTTTTCCCGCAGCCCGCTGGTTCCCGTATGCTCGGCGATCTCGTTGATTTTCGTGTTGTTGTATGCCGCAACCCGAATGGGGAACATGCCGATATATGCAATGCGCACGGCGTCCCCCTGGGTCAAAAAGTCCTTGTCCTTGATCGCTATGGTTTGGGAATCAAAGGAAAATGCGAAAACAATATTTTCATCTTCGTCATCCAGACCGTTCACGCCGATCCGTTCCGGGGGAACCGGCGTGCTGTTCACCCAAATCTGCGGCTTTTGCGCCAGGGGAAAGACAGTTGTAAAAGAATCCTGCTCTCCGTCATAGGTATACGTTTCCTCCTGCTCGCTGGTGTAATCTTTCGCCCCGGTAATATACTGCACGGTGCGGGTCATATAATCCTTGGTCTTGTGCTGCAATTCCGAACCCAGCAGGAAATCCTTGTTGATCGTGTGCGGAAACTGGGGAAATTCCTCTTTCACGATAAAGTAAAATTTCTTCTGGTTGTCCACGCGCCAAACCGCGCCCACAAGGTCGGCAAGCTCATTGAGCGCATCCTGTAGGTTGAAATCCCCCGCGGTATATACCTCCATTGTGACGGGAATTTCGGATATCTTTCCCAGGGTGATGTTCTCCTGCGCGATATACGCCGTAAAAAGAGCCTGAATGATCTCCGTGATGGTATATCCCTGAAACGCCACATTGATGATTCGGTTTGCCAGAATCGCATTTGCATTGGAACAGGTGACCGCATACACCTTTTTTTCCAGCCCGGTTTGATATTTCGGGGAGGAAGGGATTCCGCAGGAACCCCAAAAGATGGTGTTCCCGGCGTCATCCTTCAGCTCCAGGATATCCCCCGCGACAGGGAATGGCTGATCGTCTACCACGACGGATATATCCGATGCTGTCTTATTCCCCGTCTGTTCCGTGATGGAAAAGTCGGTCTGCGCATCATATTCAATTCCATTTATATATGCTTTGATAGGATTACCCCCTTAATGTGAATGCGGCGGCGTCATCCAGATTGCGAAGGAAAACCCTTCCTACCTTCAGCCCGTCCATTTCCACATTGCCCGTCAGCGTAATATCCGCATATAACGGACGATCTGAACCCATGGCATCCCCTCGCGGGGCCGCTCCATTGGCAATGGCAAAAAGCTCTGCCTGCTGCTGTTGCGTCAGAACCATTTCCCCTTTTTTCAGCATTGCAAGCCCTTCCCCTTCTTCAAAGTCCACAATGCCGCCGGTATGGAACCGGGGAAGTTTTACCTTTGCGATCAACGGAATTTCCCCGATGCCCAGCCATCCAATCAGGGAGTTAACGCCTTTTATCAGGAGGTTGATGACATCAATAGCGCCGTTTATAATGGATTCTACAATCGTTGGAATCAGGTTGAAAATGCTTCTGAAAATGTTAACAATGCCATCCCACGCGGCTTCCCAGTTCCCGGAAAAAACGTTTACCAGGAAGTCCACAACAGAACTAAATACATCCACCAGTCCTTCTATAATGGGCATGATCGCATCAATGGCGCCGCCCAGCACCCTGGTAAGTATTCCGGCCAGCTTTTCAATCACCGGCCCTAGTATTCCGCTGATGAACTCCGCTATTTCGGTGAAGATATTGAAAAGCGGCGTAAGGGCATCAAAAACACTTGTGATGATCGGGGTCAGCTCTGCAAAAAGGTCTTGCAGAATCGGCAGGATCATTTCCACAAGACTTGTGAGCGGTTCAATTAACGACGTTATGAGCGTAAGAATGGGTTGCAGTGCCGCGTTTATCAGAGCGGAAAGAGGCTCCATGATAGCGGTCAGCATCTCCATGATCGGCTCAAATATCTCATTAAGAAGCTGGGTAATCGGTTCCAGAATTTGGATTAACACATCCAGAATAGGGGTTAGGGCTTCGCTTAAAAGCTGCATTGCAATTCCTAGAACCTGTCCGAGAAACTCAATCAAAACCCCGAGCGGTTCAGACAGCAAAAGAATCACTTCGCTTAACTGTTCCAGAATCGGACTCAAGGAATCCGATATCACCTCTATGATGGGGGCGATTGTTTCGGCCAGCACATTCAATAGAGGAATGAGGGCTTCACCGATCGGAATAAGCAGCAGTTCAAAAGACCGCTTCAAGCCCTCCAGCATGGAGCCGAGATCGTCATACTTGACCTTTTTGATCTCGCTCATAGCCTCAGCGGACGCATACGCTCCATCCTCAATAGACGCAAGCTGAGAAACGACTTCCGGCCCCAAGTCCTCCCACATTGTTCCAAAAAGATTGACACCTGCGGTATTTTGGGCCAATGGGTCTTTCATATTCGCCAAAGCGGATATGGTCTTGTCAAAGGCTTCCTTTGCTGAATCGCCGCCTGCGGCAAATTTCTTTGCCATTTCATCAGCATTAAGCCCGATTGCAGCAAACCCCTGTTTTGTCGTATCGGATCCATCAATTACCCGAATCGACATCTCCTTAATTGCATCACCGATTTTGTCCAAATTCCAGGCGCCGGTTTCCGCGCCTTTCTCCATAATTTTGAACATGTCATCGGCGTCCAGGCCCACTTTTTTAAACTGAACGCTATATTCATTGATACTGTCCAGAAGTTCCCCGGAAAAATCCAGGCCGTTTTGCGCTCCGGTCGCAATCAAGGACATCGCTTTATCACCGGAAATGCCGAACTGCGTCATTAAAGTGCTTGCCGAGCGAATAGATTCGTTTATCTCATACCCAAAAGTATCCCGAAGAGCAAAGGCGCTCTCGGTTACATTTTCAAGCGTCGCCTGATCCAGCTTCCCCATTTGCTGGGTAATCGTTGCCATGGCGTTTCCGATATCTTCAAAGGATTCGCCATAGTTGTTTGCGTATAGGCTTTTAAGCGTATCCTCATAGCCGTCCAGCTCGGATTCTGCGGTGCCGGTTGACGCGGCAAACTGGTTCATTGCTTTGTCTAGGTTCACGGCACCAGATATTGCTTTTCCACCCACGGCAACAACCGCGCTTCCTACCGCTAAAAATGATGCGCTTATCCTTTTTCCTGTTTTCCCTGCGGTTTCCGATATTCCATCTAGCGTACTCTCTGTTTTTTGTTCCGCAGAGTCTAAATCCTTGTCAAGATTCTCCGTATTTAAGCTTACTTCATATTCGACTTTACCATCTGCCAACGAAAATCACCTCTCTTTTCTCTGCGCCATCGCCTCCATTGCCATTGCGATTTTGCGGAAGCCCGCCTCTCTTTGTTTGCGCTGTTCTTCTTCCGTAAGCTCTACCCGGTATAACATTTTCAAGCGCATAAGGTTCTGCCGCTCCTGCGCGTTATACTTCGTCGCCTTGGGCAGCGGCCGTGTACGGATGGAAATGATCTGCATGATCCGCGTGTTTTCCGGCAGGCCCTTAAAGAGCTGGATGAACTTCCACCAATGCAGATCGCGGTCTTTGCCCAGTAAATCGATGCCATAGCACTCCCGAAACGCCGCATAGATAAAAGGCGCGTCCTGGTCAAAATCAAAGGCTTTGGGCGCGTCTGCCTCTTTGTCGCCCGTGTTTACATACTCCCTAAAGACCGCCTCAAAAAGACCCGCTTTTCGATTGCGGGATAAAAAGGGCAAAAGAAAACGGCCTCCCCGGATCAGGAGCCGCAGGCAGAAGTCTATCTTGTCGGGATAGTCCAGAACCTCGTCTTTCAGCACCGCATAACTTTGCAGTACACGGCGAAAGCCGGTATTTATATGAAATCGAACCCCTGCGGCATATACCGTCTGTTTCAGAGGCTCATAAAGCGTCTGTTTCATTTAAAGCGCCGCTTGAACTGCGCCTTTCTCTCCTTTGCCATCTCCTGAATTTTGGGCGCTATGACGTTCTGGATATAGGGGAAAATATCCGTGAACATCGTCACATAGTCGCCGCCATAAAATTCCTGCATTTTCCGCGTGTTGTCCTCTCCAAACAGCAAGGCAATCATCCGGATTGTTGCCTCTCCAATCTCCGAAAGAGCGGCGTCGTTTCCAGGCTGTTCCTTCAGCTTCTTTTGCGCGTCAATTAACTGGATTTGCAGGCCCCGGTATTCTTTCACGAGCTGCGGCGACGTGTTCATGCGGATATGCAAGTCCAGCGTTTCGCCGTTTTCTCCGTTGATCCGCAACGTGTCCTCAAGTGCCTGCGTTTTTTGTATGGTATACATGATTCCCTCCTAAAAATATGGCGGGGGGAAAACCCCCCCCCGTACAATACCCCGACGGGGGCGGTTTTTGTTCCCGGCTTTCTCTCAAA